CCCTTGGCGTCGAACGCGCTGGGCTACCGCCTGGCGCGGCTCGACCCGCAGCCCGACGCCGAGTACGAGCTGACCGTGCTTTATCTGTGCGGCGTGCCGCGGCTCGGCGACGCGACACCGGTCAACAGGCTGCTGGCGACGGCACCCGACTGCTACCTGTTCGGGGCGCTGGCCGAGGCCGAGGCCTATATCGGCCACGACGAGCGTATCCCCTTGTGGCTGCAGCGCCGCGAGGCGGCCTTTGCCTCGATCGAGATGGCCGACCGCAAGGCGCGCTGGCCCGGCGGCGGCCTGCAGATCCGGGTCGACGGCATTACTTCGCTGGGCGGCGGCGGCGGCACGAGCAGCGGCGGCGGCGGCGGCGGAACACCACCGCCGGGTGGCGGTGACGGGGGCGCCGTGACGGTCAGCGAGCAAGCACCGGCATCGCCGCAGAACGGCGATTTGTGGTTCGACCTCGTCTCCGCGCAGACGTTCTGCTGGGTCGATGATTTCAGTTCGGCCCAGTGGGTGCCGGTGATCAACCAGGCCACCGGGTCGGGAGCGCCGGCGCCCGGGATCACGGTGCTGGCACCGATCTCCGGCGGCACCGTGACGCTGCCTCTGGTCGGGCGGTATTACGTCAACAACGCTGCCGTGCTGGCATCGCTGACCATCCGGTTGCCGCTCGGGTCGGCTGGCGACCAGGTCGAAGTCGGCTTCGCCCACCCGGTCACCGCGCTCACCGTGCAGGACGTATCCGGTCTGCCGGTGGTGGGCGCGCCGACCAATGCCTACGGGCCGGGCGCGGCGCTGCAGTTTCAATACGTCGGCGGCGTTTGGATTTATTGGAAATAATGATCACCAATTTCCCCGACGCCCCCGCCGTCGGCCAAGTGTTCGCCCGCACCGGCGGCGGTCCGGCCTGGCAATTCGATGGCACCAAGTGGGCGGCCGCCAGCGCGCTCGGCGGCACCGTTCCGACCTTCGACGCCTTCCCCGGCGTGGTCGGCGACGGCGCCCACGACGACACCGTCGGCATGCAGGCGGCGATCGACGCCACCGCCGGCGGAACGATCGCCGGCACCCCGGGCAAGACCTACCTGGTCACCGGGGCGCTCTACCTGCCGAGCCGCACCAAGTGCGTGGGGCAGGGGGCGACGGTCTCGTTCCCGGTGACGGTCACCGGCGACACGATCCGGGCGATGTTCGTGGTCGGGCTCAAGGGTCCCAACAACGGCATCCCCGACGGCGACGAATTGAAAGCGGTCGATGTCGAGATTTCCGGCTGGCGGTTTTTCAGCCCGACTGGCGGCAAGGGCCAGGCGGCGATCATCGCGCAGCCCGGCTCCGAGCGGGTGATGATCCGTCACAACCATTTCGAGAGCGACTATTTCATCTATCTCGGCGCGCTGGCGCCGCCGGTGTTTACCGCCGTATTCCTCAGTAAAAAGCGGCTGCGCGACATCGTCGTCGACAGCAACACCTTCTACAAGATGGGGCGGTTTATCCTGGTGCGCGGCTCCGAGACGCAGACCGGGACGCCGTACTATTACGACGTGAAAGGCTCGACCAGCGTCACCGAGGTGGTGCCGGGCAGCGCCGGCCCCGCAGCCGCGGGCACGACCTATTTCATGGTGCCGACCACGCCGGCCGACGGCACCACGATCTCGCCGCTGGCGCGGATGCTGCCGCCGCATAACTGGCGGTGGGGCGTCGTCATTGTCCACACCGGGCACCCGTTCGACTCCTATCGGCTGTACAGCGCCGTCGAGGGCGGCAACGACATGGCGTTCAACGGCGTCGACCGGGTCACCATCGACGCCCATATCGGGGCGTTGCCGACTGACCCCGACTGGGTGACGCGGTTCTTTGTCTGGGACCCCGACGTCGACCCGGCGGACGACCTCAACGGCCTGACGATCACCAACAACCGCGGCAACCACACCGCCGCCGGCCCGATTGCCCTGTTCTGTCAAATCCTGGCCGGGCGCAAGGGCGCGGTGCCGGAAGCCGACGGGTTGCGCAACGTCGTCATCGACAACAACCGGCTGGCGTTCAACTACCTGCCGGGCGGCAACATCGCCAACATCGCGTTCGACAGCGACGAAGACCCGGCGCTGACCAACTTCGCGCTGTGGAGCGAGGATTTCAGCAACGCCGGGTGGACCAAGACCAACCTCACGGCGGCGGCCGGGTACTGGGGACCGCGCTACGACACGACGAGGCCGGCGGCGTCCCGTCTGTCCGAGAGCGCGGCGACCGGCGTGCACGGCGTCTCGGAACCGGTCACCCTGTCCAATGCGACCAACCCCTGGACCGCCAGCATCTTCCTGCAGGCCGGCACCCGCAGCACGGCGCGGCTGACCTGGCAGACCCTTGCCGGCGTCGGCGGCTATGTCGATGTCGATCTGGTTCTTGGCACGATCGTCGGCAGCGGCGCGGTTGGCGGCGGCGCGGTCAATTTTTCCGGCGTCATCCCCTATGGCGACGGCTGGTGGCGGGTCTATCTCGACTGCAACATCCTGTCGACCTCGGCGATCTTCGCCTTGAACCTGACCAACGGCACCGGGGTGACCTCGTATGCCGGGGCGCCGACCAACTACCTGCAGGCTTTCGGACTGCAAGTCGAGCAGCAGGCGTCGGTCGGCAACCGCTTCTTTTTCCGAAACTGCACGCCCAGCTCGTACAAGCCGACGCACGATCAGCCGGCCCTGGAAATCAGCACCGCGGTCATCGCCATCAACGGCACGGTCGGGTTTGCCTGCACCAACAACATCATCGCTGCCTCGGTCGGGCAAGGCATCCACATCGAGGACGGCTCCTCCAACGGGGTGATCGCCCACAACCACATCAGTGAATGCACCTTCGGCATGCAGCTGATGGATTGCCACAACATCGCCGTCGTCGACAACACGGTCACCCGGTTCTACAAGCAGGGGATCACGCTCCGCGGCGGAGCACCGACGACGCACAATTACGGCTCGACCCAGTGGGTCGATTTTCAAGGCTCGATCAGCGGCACGACGCTGACCGTTACTTCGATCAACAATTACCCCACCGCCAACCTGCTGGCGAACAGCGCCGGCATCTACAAGAACCTGGTCAGCTACGGGTCCTATACCGGCGACGTGCGACCGGGCACCCGCATCCTCTCGCAACTGACCGGCACCGCTGGCAGCACCGGCACCTACACGGTCTCCAAGTCGCAGACCGTGACGCTGCCGACGCCGCTGGGCAAGACCACGCTGTCGGCCGGGTTCGGCGGCCAGACCGACAATCTGGTGGTGACCGGCAATATGCTCGATGCCGTCCTCTTCCCCTCCGTCCAGGCGGGGTACTGGATCGAGGCGGCCTACGACCCGTTTATCGCGGTGATCGACAATCCGCCGACGCTCGGCCTGCCGACGGCCGGCACGGCGGCGGCCGATGTCTATGCCAGCGCCGACTACGACTTCCGGCCGCTCCTGTCGGCTGACCGGTACGCGCGCCCGATTGCCGTTGCCAATCTCGGCACCGCGAGCGCGGCAAAAGCCGGGCAGCGGCGCACCGTCAACGACGCCGCGGCACCGACCTATCGCGGGGCGCTGACGGCGGGCGGGGCAAATGTCGTCTCGGCGATCTGCACCGGCTCGGCGTGGGTGGCGGAATGACCATCGCACCGTGGCCCGAGTGGCTGCCCGACCAGGCCGATTTCGGTTCGCCGGGAAGTCCCACCATCAAGAACGTCATCCCGCTGACGGCAAAGTCTTATGGCCCGATGCTGTCGGCCGTGCCGGCCAGCGTGAACGCGCTGGACGAACAATGCCAGGGTTCTTACTCCGTCAAGGCGGCGGACGGCTCGGTCTGGATCTACGCCGGCGACCGGACCAAGTTGTACGCGATGCCGCCCTCGGCGCCGCCCACGATCGGCGACATCAGCCGCACCGCCGGCGGGCCCTACGCCACCCTGCCGCCATTGTCCGGCGGGTTCTGGGACATGACCTCGTTCGGGTCGAGGGTCATCGCCACCAACGGCGTCGACCCGGTGCAGACGGTGATGATCGGCGGCCCGAATTTCGAGGCTCTGCAGCCGGGAGACCCCGGTGACCCGATCGGCCCGCCGATCGTGCCGCCGACCCCGGCGGCGCCCCTGGCGCGGTTTTGCTGCACCGTCCGGGATTTTGTCTTTCTCGGCGACACCACCGACGACACCGCCGGCCACGTCCCCTTCCGGGTGTGGTGGAGCGCGCTGGGCGACCCGACCAACTGGCCGACCCCGGGCAGTACCGAGGCGCAGCAGCTGCAGAGCGACTACCAGGACCTGCAGCAGACTGACCTCGGCAACATCACCGGCTTGGTCAGCGGCTTTGCCCAAGCGGCGGACGTGGCGATCTTCTGCGAGCGCGGCATCTACGTCGCGAACTACGCCGGCCCGCCGGTGCTGTTCGCCTTCCGGGTGGCGCAGGGGGCCAGCGGCACGGTGGCGCCCCTGTCGATCGTCCAGGCCCACGCGCGCGACCAGACAGGCGCGCTGCGCCCGGCGGCGTATTATCTGGGCGAGGACGGGTTCTGCGCGTTCGATGGCAGCACCAGCTTCCCGATCGGCGCGCAGAAATTCGACCGCGAGTTTTTCCGGCTGCTCGACCCGCAATACCTGCGCCTGGTGCAGGGCGCCGTCGACCCGCGAAGCCGTGCCGTGCTGTGGGCGTTCAGCGCCACCGGCAGCGGCGGGCTCTACAACCGCCTCCTTATCTACAACTGGGAACTGAGCCGCGCCTCGCTGATCGAACTGGAGCCGACCGCGTCGATCGAGTGGCTCACCACCAGCATGTACGGCAACAGCTACACCCTCGATCAGCTCGACCCGTTC